TTTATATTAAGTTATTTTGCTGATAACTATTGAGGCATAATCATTTCAGCTCTATCATATTGAATAGTTGCAGAAATTTGACGTTTGCCATCATTTTCTTTATCAAATGCATCTTCACTTAAATCAGAAATCCAGCAGCCATATAACTTCCAGCTTCTAATTTGTTGGAAATCTTGGGTGTATTCAATAAGAGTACAATCTTTCTTATAGTCAACCATTCTTCCACCACGACGTGAGTATACATCATAAGCAAGTGCTTGCCATGCCATTAAGATTGATTTAGTATCAAGTCCAACGACATCATCAACTGTAATTGTACCAGCATCAAATGTTGGAGTACCAGCAAACTTGATTGTGTCATTACCACGTTTGTATTGTAATGGTTCTAAGCTAAAGTGTGGGACATCTGCTTTAACAACGTTTAATTTAAGATATTGTTGAGCATTTGCAATTTTATCACTTGCTGGAATATCTTTTGTTCTATCACCAGTATAAGTTGCTCTGATAATATTGTCGATATCATTTACTAAGAATGAGAAGAAGCCAGTTCTTGCTGCTTCATAATTAGCAAGATTTGAGCTAATGTGTTGTCCTGATAAACTTGGTTCGTAATTTGCCATAATTTATTTTCTCCTTTACCTTAGTTATTTGTACCAACAGTTCCTTCATCAATTTCAACATCAGCACCAGAAATTGAATCTTCTAAGTATAAGTCAATTTCAAAATCTTCAACAGCTTCAATTGGAACAATTCTAATCTTAGCTTGTAATAATGCTTTAGTATCTGTTGGAACTTTGATAATTTTATAATCATCAATACCTTGATTTGCTTTCATTTTATCAAGGGTTGGTGTAATTGCATTACAGAAGTTTGCCCATAATGTATCACTATTTGGATCAAATGTGAACTTACGGCATGCAACATAAAGTTGTTTCTTTAATGTAGTACAAAGTTGTCTAATATTTAAGAAGTGGCTTGCAACAAGATCACCATTAACAGGATCACCAGTTGTACCAAGTAAGTGAGCAGTTCTATTGCCCCATAAATAGTAAGTACCTTTAATATTTGCAACAACATTGATAGCCTTTGTTAATCTGCCAGTACCACTTGTGCTTCTTGGTTCAAGTGCATTAATTGCAGCATCACCAAGTTTAATTTGTGTGCTCTTAATATTATAGACAGAAGAAATACCACGAGTATATCCAGCAACAGCAAACCATTCTGGATAGTTAACAAATGCATCACTTGCACAAAGTAAATAATGGAAGTATGCTGGGAATGTATCATTTTGATATGTTGCATCACTATTCATGTCATATGTAACAACTGGCATAAATAAAGCTGTATACTTATTAGCATTACTTAATGCATTAGCATAAGCAATAACATCGGATTTCCAGCTACTGTATGTTTTATAAACTTCTTTTGGAATATCAACAAGAGCAATACAATCGCCACGAGCATTTGCTAATTCACTAATTCTGCTATTAACATCTTTATATGGTTGAGTATCATCTTCACCGCAGAATCCAGTAACTACATATCTGAAATCATAGGTTGCTTTATCTTCAAATGGTCTCCAGAAATCATATTCTGACATTTGAATGCCACTTGACTCTTCATCATTATTACTAAATGCAATATTTTCAGCAATAATTTTCTTATATAATACAGTATAACCTAATCCTAATAATTCATAAGCAATTTGGTTACCAATTTGTGGTGTAACGCTTCTTGCATCACGGCCAATATTTTCTGGCTCAATAATACAATAGTTTGTATTTGCATTCCAACCTTGTGTTCTTTTAACATAACGGCCTTGTTCAGCTCCTTTATGTGTAGTTACAACGCCTGTTTCTGGATCAGTTTCAACTTCATCTTCAGCAGTGGCTGCAACAGCTAATTCACCATCATATGGTGTTATACCAGCTTCCCAAGCTACTTTTTCATAAACTCTTCCACCGAATGTTCCATAAAATTCATCAGCAGTTAATTTTCCTGTAATGTTATATGTAACTGCGGTAACGACGTCACCATCTTTTTCTTCCACCCTCCATGCTTCTGGATATGTGAATACAGGTGCTTCAGCAGTTTGTGGATTTACATCAGCAGCAACTTTGCCAATATATTTTTCAAAATCAGCTTGGTTATTTAACTCAAGAATATCGTTATCATCCCATAAATCAGTAGCAACTGCAGTTGAACTGATAAATCCTGGAATTAAAACAGAAAAATTTGAGTAGGTACCAAGGCCGGCTTTTGTTTTATCATGTTCTCTAATAACAATTTGTGGCATGTGTATTTCTCCTTATTGTTAACTTCTGTCTCTAAAAAGTTATAATATTTTCATAACTCAATTAATTTAGCATATTTATTAAATTGCTTTTAATTAATTTTTATTGCTATATGCAACTTCAATTTCGCCATCTAAGTCCATTTTTTCAGACACTTCGAGGGCACTTTCACCAATTCTTCAGTTATTTCTATATGGTATGCTGAATAGGAAGGCGTCATGAATTTCAAGCTGTATTGTTCATCTAGTAAATTGGCCAGAAAATATACGCTCATTAATACCACTATTATCAGCTAAACCACTTAAAACTCTGATATTTGCAATGTGCGTTATATTTTGTCCATTATAAGGAATTGAAATATAAATTGCAGGATTATTAATTAATTTAAATAGTATATTTCTTAATAATTCATCCGCTTCTTCATAAGTTTTAGTATAAATATCTAGTTGATATTGTGGAAGAATTGGAATAACATTGAATATTGTTGTGCTTGAACTTTCTTCAATTACTCTATTATTGAGGTCAAGTTTGTTGTTATTTAATCATAAACCATCAAAAGATTTGTTTTGTTTAATGTTTGATAATAGTTCAATATCTGTATTTCTTGAAAGGGCAATGAATGGAAGTCTAATTGGTTTGTCATTAGTATCATCAGCAATTATTTCAAATAATCTTTTTGTTTCATCTGGCTTTAAAACACGTAGGCCCTGGTTTTCTGGTACCCAGCGTAGTAATTTTTTTATAATAGCATCATCATAATATCTTATTGCCATATTTGATTACTCCCTTTCTTAGAATATAAATGCTTTTTGTAATATTTGACTTCCACCAATTTCACCATTACCATAAGTGATTATATGGGCAAGCTTATCTAAATTTTTATCTTCAAGTATTATAATATATTGATTTTCATCATTGCTTATAAATACTTTTATTTTATCAATAATATATCAACAAACTTCTTTTAATGATTTATTATATTTTTGTTTACAATAATTATCAACTGCTATATCATTTCCAGATAATTTTCAATGGTAGACATGATATTTAGCAATTCTTTTTATCTTTATTTTAACAAGTCCTTTTGGTGTATATTTATGGCTTTGTGCAATAAATAACATAAACTAAGCTCCAGCACCTTCTAGTCCTGCTGCTTCTGCAATCTGTTTAATTACATCAGCAAGATTTTTATCTGTAATATCAGGTTTCCCAATTGTTGTACTAAGTGGTACAATATTAGCAGCATCAAGCGGGACTTTTCTTGTTTCGGCATATTTATCCAAAAGTTCTTGAACAGCTTTTGCACTTGAAGCAGAAACAAATCTTGTTGCTAAGTAGATGATAAGTTGACCAACTTTTCTCTTATCACCACCAAGAGATTCAATCCAGCTTTTAACAACTTTTTCATTAACAGCTGTTGTTCCTTTTGGTTTGCTATTTTTAAGTGCTTCTTCATCAAAACAATTTTTTAATTCATCTTCAATTGCTTTAAGTCCTTTAAGTTGTCTATTTGCAGAAGGTCCAGCAGCACTACCTTTTGGGTTAAATAAATCGCCGCCTTCATACATTAAATCAGCAAAGAAGTTTTTAATATTATTTTGATATTTTTCAGCTAATAAATCATTACTAAATTTTGTTGAGCCATTAAATAGGTTAATTACTTGTTCCCTTAAATTAAAGTACTTAGTAATATCATCTGGGCCATAGTCATAAAGTGAACCGCTAAAAATAATATCAGAGTTTCCAAATCTACCAGTACCTCTTAAATCAGCATCACCAAATACTCCAGAAGCATTACCTTTAACAAAAGCATTATGAATTATCTTATATTTTTCAGGCGTTATACTACCATTTTTTAATAAATCTTGGTTTTTATCTAAGAAATATAAAAATGGATTTTGTTTAGCATCTGGGCCATAATGTATAATTTCATCAGCAATAGCACCATCAACATTTAATTTTAAAATAGCGTTAATTAGGTCATCATTAGAACCAAAAGCTAATTTTAATATTGACATAAGTGCAGCTTCAAATGCTTTTGGATCATTCTTTGCAGCTTTTAATAGGTCTATAAGGTGTGCAGCATCTTCACTTTCCTCAGCACTCTTATTTTTATTACTTAAATCTGCTAATGATGCGGCTTTTTTATTTTCTTTTAATTTATCATATGCGTCAGTAAGTGCATCATTTAAAGCTGCTAAAGCAGCATCAGATGTATCTTTTTTACCAACAGCATCAGTAATAGTTTTAGTAATATCAGTTAATATAGTAGTAATATTTCCTAATTCACCATATACAGCATTGGCTAATTCATCTTTTTCATCACCATTATCCATAGCTTCTAATGCTGCAGAAATGTCAAAATCATTTATATTATTAAGATTTTTTAATGCATTTTCGCTAACTGTTTTATCAGCATCAGCTTTTTCACTGCTACCAAAAACTTCATCAACAGTTGCACCAAGTTTTTCAACCTCACTACCAAGTCTACCTTTAATATCTTCATCTTTACCTTTTTCAATAAGGTTTTTAATATCAAAAACTAGTTGGTCAATTTGTGGGTATTTTTCTTCAAAGTTTGGGATTTTATCTAGTTTGGCTGATACTTTATCAATATATTCTTTGCCTTTATTCTTTAAATCAAGAACATCAGTAATAGTTCCAGCAGCAATTTCTTTTTCTAATGGTTTAATTTCATTAATAAACTTTTCATCAGTAGTTAATTCTTTAGAGCCGTTTGCTTCTTCTAGGAAAGTTTTTGCATTTGGATATATTTTATTAAAGGCATCCTTAGCTTTTAAATATGCTTCTTTAGCTTTATTTTTTTCTTCAGCAGTCGCTTCAGTTAAAATATACTTTTCAGCTAAAATAAACTTTGAGGCTAATTCACTTAATATAAATTTATTCATATTAGTCATCCTCCTCATGGTCTACAAGCATTGTAAAATTAGTATCTTCAAAGTCTCTTGTTAGTACTGGTTCAACATCATCAATATATTCAGGAGCAATTTCACAGGCAATAGAAGCAGGATAAACCATAATATTTTGCATACTAATTACACGGAAAACACGGCCTTGTGCATTGTCTATTCCGCTAGGTACGATAAAAAGCGCGCCTACTTGTAAATCTGGTAAATCATATGGAACATGGATAACAGATGAGCCTTCTTGTAATTCAGCGACCCATCCCATTTTCTTTAATGTTTTTTGGTCTGGATGATCTTGAAAAATGCAGCCAACTAATTTTCCTGGGAAGTAGTCAGCATCTAAATCACCATGTGTGTCAAAATGTTTTCCAGGTAGTGGAGCTTTATAAATGCAGTTGATACCGATAAGCTTTGTCATTTGCTTAAACCAGTTTCTATGCAATTTAATATTTTTATTTAATAATATGCCATAGTTATTTGGTGTATCAGACATACATAGCCTCCCATTGCTTCTTAATAAAATAGGGCCTAATACTGTGTATCGGTCCTATATAAGTATCTTTTTATTTTAAACCTTCAACTAAAGTATTGTTAATTGTATATTTATAGCCAAAGCTTTCTGTAACAAGAATTTTTCCGTTTTCTTCAGCAATACCTTTTAAAGTAAATGCTGGAGCATCAGCGAAATCTTTATTTAAGCCTTCATAAAT